CTGGCAATCATTTTGCAAAAAGATTTATAAAACAAGTTTGGTTTAGGTATATTGAGCAACATAAAAAATATCAAAATGTTTCTTTTAAATTTGTTATCCAAAATAAAGATGATAGGGATGAAGCTTTGGATTTATTAAGCAAATTTCCTGTAATTAAAAATATAAATCTTCCTATTATTTTACAGCCAGAGATAGACGTTGTTAAATCAGGTAGTTTAGGATTCCAAGTAAAGGCTTTGAGAAAACTTATTGAATTTAATGTGATGAACGATAAAAACAGAAAAGATTGGCAAGGATATAATTTATTTATAATTCCCCAAATTCACAAATTTTGTTGGGGGAATAAAAGGCAAGTCTAATGCAAATCAGTCATAAATATAAAGACACTTATCATATATTTGATATTGATAAAAAAGATATCAAAGAAAAAAAAGAAAAGAAATATATTTCTACTGGCACTGGAGAATTCAAGTCAGTAAAAGAAACGCTTAATGAACCATCTATATTGAAAATGGTTTATCTCAGAGAAGAAATATTATACAAAATCTTTTATGTAATTTGCCCTATTTGTGATAAGGAAATTATTATTAAGGAAAAAAGGGGGAAAAGACTTAAAATAGAAAAAGTATTTTAATAAAATGAAAACAATAGCAATTATCGGTTATACAGGAATGGTCGGCAAACAACTTTATAAGTGGTTTTCTTCTAAATATAAAATAATGGGATTAGGTGGAAATAGCCAAACTCATAGTTGGGAAGAAATAAATAAAGAAGCTGATTATATTTTTATAGCTGTACCAACTCCGTATAATTGGAAAACTGAAAAATATGACTTGAATAGTCTTGAAGAAGTTTTAAGTAAAGTTGGTAAAAGTAAAAAAGTAATCATTAAATCAACAATTGTTCCAGGAACAACTAAAAGCCTTCAACAAAAATATCCTAGTTTATATTTATTCTTTAATCCTGAATTTTTAAGTGAAAAAACTGCATGGGAAGATTTTATTAATCCTGATAGGCAAATAATTGGCTGTACTACTAGAAGTTATCAATTTGCTCAAGAAGTTTTACATTTACTACCCCAAAGTCCTTATGATGTAATAATGAAAGCTCGTGAAGCTGAAACAGTTAAATATGTTAATAATTTTCATGGAGCTTTAATGGTTATTTTTGCTAATTTCTTTTTTGATATATCTATAAAACTTGGTATGGATTTTGAAGCAATTAAAAAAGCAAGTGCTGCGTCAAAATGGGTAGGTTCGCCAATGGGCAGAATGTACTGGGAAGTAATTCATAAGGGTAAACGTGGTTATGGTGGTGGTTGTTTCCCAAAAGACATTAATAGCCTAATTCATTGGTGTAAAAAGAATAAGATTAATACTGAATTAATAGAAGCAACTAGGAAAGCCAATATCCGCATATTAAAAAGCCAAAATTTGACCGAAGAACAAGTTGAGAAAAATAAATATGGAAGAAACAATTAACGATATAGTTAATATTTTATCAAGTGTTTCTAAAAAGTCTTTTTTATATAAAAATGATTGGGTTGACCCACCTAAAGAAATATGGATTTCAAAGGATTTTTTTAAAAATTATGATTATAAAGAAGAATGTAATGGACATAGTTTAGATTATTTTTTGGGGTGGAGATGGGATTTTTTTAAACAGAAATATCCAAAACAGGTTAAATATTTTAAAAAAAGGATTATATCGATTAACAATTATAACTTTTTTATTTTCAGTTATTTTAATAAAAAAGACTGTATCTTTAAGAAAAAAGAATGTTTAGTAAAAGATTTCAAACCCTTTTATTGTGCATTAAAGCCAATTAAGTTTATAAGGGAAGAAAACAAAGGAACACTTACTAAAGAAAAAAGTAAAGAATTTCCTTTCGATAAGGAAAGTTTTAAGCAAAACCTTCTTTTATTAAAGGAAATGAAAATGCTTGCTTTTACTTTTCATTTGCCTACTTGGCTAGATGAAATTCTTAATTATTTAAAAGACTTGAAAACAATACCGGATAAAAATATAAAAATTCATTGAAAGGAATAAAAATGATAGATAAAAAAAAATTATACAAAGCAGGTGAATTAATATTAGAAGCCTTAGGTGAAGATAAAAATAGGGAAGGAATAAGAAGAACTCCAGAAAGAATAGCAAAAGGCTGGTCAGAAATGTTTGATGGTTATGGAAAAAATCCCGAAGAAGTTTTAAGTAAAACATTTGATGCTGAAGGTTATAATCAAATGATAATTATTTCTGATATAAAAGTTGAATCCTTTTGTGAACATCATATTTTACCCTTTAAAGGAATGGCTTGGGTTGGATATATACCAAATAAAAGGGTTATTGGATTATCTAAAATCCATAAATTAGTTAGAATATATGCTCATAGACTTCAAATTCAAGAAAGATTAACAGAACAAATAGCAAATTCTTTTTGGAAAATAGTAAAACCAAAAGGAATTATGATTGTAATAAAAGCACGTCATAGTTGTATGGAAATAAGGGGAGTAAGAGCTGAAACAGGAGAAACAATTACATCTGCTATTAGGGGTAATTTCAAGCAATCAAAAACTAGATTAGAATTTTTAAAATTGATAAAAAAAGATTAAATTTTATCAAAAAATATGATTAATATAAAAAATAATTTATTAAAAAAAGCTATTGAAGCTCAAAAAAATCTTTATAAATTAAAACAACCTAAAGATGATTTTCTATTTTATGTTTATAATCATCCAGAAGCACTTTATAAAAAGGCTTATTTGAATTACGAAAAAGTCTTACTTATTAGTGGCGGAATTGATAGTTACATAGGTTATTATGTTACTAAAAAGAAATATAAAAATATTAAAGGATTATATGTAAATTATGGTTATCCTTATGCAGAAATGGAAATAGAAACTATTAAAAATTTAGGAATAGATTGTATTTTTAAAGACTTAAGTTTTATGAAAAAATATCAAGAAAAAGGAGAAAAATATTGGGGAGAAATTTTTCCAGGAAGAAATTGGATTTTATGTATTATTGCTGGTGAATTAATAAAACAAAGGGGAGAAATTTGGATGATGGCAGTCAATGGAGAAGTAAAAAAGAAATGGGGAGATAAATCAGAATATATGTTAATAGAAGGTAGTAAAATTCTAAGCAAATTTTACAAAAAAGATATAGAAATTTGTGTCCCTTTTAGTAATTTGACTAAAGGTCAATTAATAGAACTTTACCTTAAAGAAAATGGAGATATTGAAAAATTAAAGAAAACAGTTTCTTGTCATTATATTAATAATGTTAATGAATTACCTTGTGGTAATTGTATGGGATGTTTACATAGATTTGTAGCAATGCAAAGAAACAAAATTGAAGAAGAATACAAAATACCAAAAAAGCAAGTAATAGAAAATACTAAAAAATTATATCTTCCTGAAATCGAAAATTCTCTTTCTTTATTTTCAGAAGAAAGAAAAAAAGAAATAAGAAACGCAATAAAATCAAAAATATGATAATTTTTCTAGCAGGAGCAAGCACAGGAGAAGCATTAAGATATTTAATAGAAGCCAAAGCAAAACACGTTTTGTCAAGTTATTATTATTTAGAAAAGAATAAGATAGATTTAAAAAAGTTTCCTTTTAAAAAGATTTTCTTAGACAGCGGTGGCTATACTGCTAGAATACAAAATAAAAAAATCTTGGTAAAGAATTATGGAAAGTTTATTATAAAAAATAAAAAATATATACATAGTTTTGCAAACCTTGATTTAACGGAAACAAAGGGGACTATTAAAAATCAAGAATATTTAGAAAAAATAGGATTGAAACCAATTCCTGTTTTCCATTTTGACGAATGGAAGGCAAAAAAATTTAAACTTTTTTCTGATTATATTACAAGACATGACAAAATTGCTATTGGCGGAATAGCAGGAGTTCCAGCAAAATTTAAAGATTTAGAAAAGTTTTTAAATTTTGTTTTTAGGCATACAAAAGATAAAATAAAAGTACATGGTTTTGGAATTACTGGAAGTAAAATTTTAAAGACATATCCATTTTATTCTGCTGATTCAACAAGTTGGTTAATAGGGGCACAATATGCTAAATTATTTAGATTTAAAGGACAAAAATTTATTATAATATCAGTTGGAAGAAAAATTAAAATAGAAAAAGAAAAATTGCTTAAACTTGATAACCCATATCAATACATAAATGTGGATAAAACTATGAGAAAAAAAAATTCAATCAGATGTATCCAAAATATAAGAGCTTATCAAGAATATGAAAAATTCATTACTCGTTTATGGAAAATTAAGGGTATTGAATGGAAGGAATAAAAAATGATTAAACCAAAATTCAAACATAAAATAGCATTAATCAAAATTAACAATATAAAACCCAATAAATATAATCCTAATGTAATGGAAGATAAGGTATTTATACAGACTAAAAAAAATATTGAAAGGGAAGGATTAATCGGCGGTATCATTGTCAGGGAAATGGAAAAAGAAAAAGGCAAATATATTATTATTGACGGTGAGCATAGATGGAAAGCTTCAAAAGAACTTGGTTATACAGAAATTCCTACTATTATTTTAGATAAAAAACTTCCTGATGCAATGATTGCTACTATTAATTTTAACAAGCTTAGGGGCGAACTAGACACTTTGAAACTAGCAGAAGTAATTCATGACCTAAATAAAACTTATAATATGGAAGAATTAGAAGATAAATTGGGCTATACTCAAGATGAACTAAAGGGATTAGAAAATCTTTTGAAATTTGATTTTGACCAATTTGATGAAGACCCAGTTGAATTAGACGAAGCAGAAACTGGGGAATATAGGTTTGAAGTTATCTTAAATCAAGAACAATATAAAACTATTGAAAGTGCTTTAGAAATAGCTGATAAAGATGATAATGCTGAAGGTATTACTATTATTTGCAAAGAATATCTAGGTAAATATGGCAAAAAAGTCACCAATTGATGAATTAATCCAAATTCCAACACAAGTCACTGCTCCTATTGTTGCAGGGGAAATTGACCATGAAGTTTTAAGAAGGCAAAAGGTCAGAGAGCTTCACAGACAAGGTTTTGACACTAAAAGAATCAGTATGATTTTGGAAAAAGGAGTTAAAAGCAAAGACAATAAAACTATCTTTTTCCCTTGTAAAGAAGAAATCATTAAAAGGGATATTGAATACATTTCACAAGAAGACATAGCTGAAAGTAAAGATTATCTTGCGAAAAGAACAGAGCTTTTATCAAAATTCCATTATTTATATAATCAAGCAATGATTTCTTATAGGAATGCCAAAGAAAAAAGCCCTGTTAAAGTAACTTTTTTAAGAACAGCAGTAGATATTTTAAATAAAATTAGCGAAGTAGAAGGTTTATCAGTAATTAAGGCAAGTGATACAATTGGGGCAGAAGAACAAATTTCATCTTTCGCAGACGAAATTAGATTATTACCAAAGGAGCAAAGAAATGAATTTAAGTCCACGATTACAAAAATTCTTGACGATGACGGCAAACAGGAAAGACATAGAAGACCTGAACTTCTACCTAAACAATCAGGAATATCAGCACAGGCCGGTGTCAATGAAGGAATTTCTGGAAAACCCAAAGTTCATAAAGAAAAGTGATACAGCAAGGGAACATAATAAAAAACTTTTAATCGACATATTTGATAAAGGAAATTATGAAGAAATCCTGTATATTGCGGGAATCGGAAGTGGAAAATCTTTTTTATCTTCTAAAGCTATTGAATATATTCTTTATAAACTTCTTTGCTTAAAAGACCCACAAAATTATTTTAGGTTTGCTAAGGGCACTAGAATTGCCTTTGTTAATATTTCTAAATCATTCAGCCAAGCTAAAGATATTGTTTTTGGTGAAATTAAAAATAGAATAGATAATAATCCTTGGTTTCAAAAATATTATCCGCCCGATCCTAAAATTAAATCAAAATTAAGGATGCCTAAAAATCTTTTTATTTTGCCTTTAGGTTCTAATGAAGAAGCACCTTTAGGTTATAATATTTTTGGTGCTGTTATTGATGAAGCTTCTTTCCATACTGCTACTGAAACAAAAGATTATGCAGAAGAAATTTATAACCAAATAAAGAAAAGAACTAAATCTAGGTTTTTTAATAAAGGTAAATTATTCATTATTACTTCCCCTAAATATGTTTATGATTTTGCCGAAACTAAATTTAGGGAAGATGAAAACCCAAAACTTTATAAGATAAGAACACCTTTATGGGAAGCATTACCTAAAGATATGTTTTGTGGTGAAAAATTTGATTTAGGAAAGTACCTTCAAAAGTTCAAAGGAATGATGGTGCCTATTGAATATGAACCTGAATTTAGGCAAAACCCTGAAAAAGCAATGAGAGATTTTGGGGCACAGCCTTCAATGGCAATACAAGGCTTCTTCAGAGAACCAAGCACAGTTATTTTTAATGTTAATGATAAAAGGAAACATCCGATTAATAAAGAAACTAATGATTTCCAAGAATGGTTCTATAACTTAAAAAGCAGCGAAGATTTTGATAATGAAAGAAGATTTATTCATGTTGACCTAGGTTTGCAAAAGGAAGGAAAAGGTGACGCTGCTGGAATGGCTATGGGTAAATTCAATGGTTGGGAAGAAGTAAAAAAACCTAATGGAGAAATAGAAAAAAGACCTAAAATTTTCATTGATTATATGGAACAATTTACTGCTGGCCCAAGGGAAGAAATCCAATTTAAAGATATAAGAAAGAAAATATATAGATTGAAAGATATTGGTTATAACATAAGTTTGACGACTTTTGACGGCTGGCAAAGTATCGATTCTATCCAAACTTTAAGGGACGCAGGTTTTAGAGCTGACACCCTTTCTATCGATAGAAACCCTGAAGCATATTACACTATGAAAGCAGCTATTTTAGAAAAGAGATTAGATTATTATAGATACCCAGTGTTTCTTAGGGAATGCCAGCAGTTAGAAGAAATTAAAGGAAGTAAAATTGATCATCCTAGGGGCGGAAGTAAAGATGTTACTGATGCAGTGGCAGGAGTTTGTTACCATGTAGCCCAAAAAACTCCAGGATCAGGTTTTCTAGGTGCTTGACATTTTTTTTAGAAAAGCCTAAAATCCATTCAAAAGCTATGAAAATACCTAAATTTTTAGAAAAAACCATTTTAAAAAGCTCAAATGTCCAAAAAAAGATTGATGACGTTAAGGAAGAAATAGAAGAAAGCTTAGAACAAAAGATTAAGACAAAATATAATAAAGAAGCGAATAGTCTTGTAAAAAAGGCATTAGACGCAGCTAAAAAAGATTGGGCTGGAGCGACAGCAAAGAAACTTGGCGGACAGATTGGCAAAAGTAGGAAATATGTTTCGACAGCATTTAATTCATCTTTTCATGCAAGAAAAGTTCCACCTGGAAAAAATTTCGATACCCTTTATACTTTATTTACTGATAGCCCAGGTTCAATCCAATCTGCTAATAGGATTAAAGATGCAGTCTTAGGTGGCGGATTTGTAATAAAGAAAATTGAAGGTGAACATCCAAAGAAATCAGACTTAAAAAGACTTATTAAGTTTTTTAATAATCCAAATCCAGACGAAACTATTGAACTTTTAGTCGCTGCTGGGATTGAATCTTATCTTGAATACGGCAATTGGTATATGGAAAAAGTTCCTACTAAGGCTAGTTCTGGGAAACCTGAAGATATGGAAGTAGCAGAACTTTATAATTTAGATGCTACTAAAGTAAAAATCTTAGTTGATGTAACAAAGAAGAAAAAGGGCGTTTTAGAAAAAACAGGCTATGAAAGAACAACTGATTTCCTTAAACCAGTAATTTATGAACTTCCAGAAGTTTGCCAAATTAGAAGATTAAATGTCAGGGGCGGACTTTATGGCAGAGCTGTTTTAGAAGACAATTCAGCTATGCTCCAATTAATTCTTAGAGCCTTAACTTATAATATTAGTATCTTAAAGAATAGCGGAAGACCGCCTTTTCAAGTTATCCTTCCTGAAGATTCAAATGAAGCTGACGCAGAATCAGTAACGGCATTTATTGAAAAAAATTTTATGGGACCGCAAAATGCAGGAAAGCCAATGGTCACTTATAAAGGAGCACAAATTAAGCCTTTAGGTATAACTCCGGCAGAAATGTCCTATCTTGAACTTCTTATGTTTGGACTAAAATTAACAGCTGGGCAATTCGGCGTTCCTTTACCAATAATAGGTTTTCCTGAAGGAACGAATAGAGCTACAATGACTGAAACAAAAAGGGATTTTTATTACACGACAGTTTATCCTTTAAGAAAATTAATTTCAAAGAAACTTACTGCAGATATTATTCAAGAAGGAATGAAAATTGACGGCTGGCAAGTAGATTTCAGGGGAGCAGGATTAGAAGAATCCGAAGCAACTAGAAGGGATACTGTATCAGGATATTCTAAAGGGCTTTACAGGTTTAATGAAGCAAGAATAAAGATGGGATTATTGCCGATTGATGAAGAATGGGCAGACGGTTTTTACTTGCTAGGTTCTAAAAATGATAGCCTAATGCCAATCCAAGATGCAATAGGCAGAGAACCAGAAAAAAGTGCTCCAGAAGCTAAAAAACCAGAAGAAGGAACAAGGCAACCTGGAGAAGGTGCAGATGAAACTCCAAAATAATTAATTATTGATTTTTTGGCCTAAATATTATATAATATATAGGTAAAGTATAAGTTTTAGGTCAAGTGAAAGGAATAGTATTATGCCAAATCCAACGCAAATGCCACCACAGGCACAAAAGACTGTGAAGGCTCAAATGCATTTAATTACTTTTGTAAGTAAATCTTCGCCTACCCCAAAAGATACAGAAGAATTCGATAAAAGGGTAGATAATTTCCTAAAGACAATAGACAATAAAAAAAGGTTCATGAAAGGCAGTAATGCTTATGCTGTTAGTGATAAACTTTGTGCTCAAGTTTGGTATTTAGAAGCCCTTGAACCAGAACCCATTATTAAACCTTTAGGGCAAAAAGATGAGCCTGCAACCAAAGAAAAACATATTAAAACATGATGAAACAATAGCTGTACCTATTATTAACTGTTCGCTTTGTAATGCTCCAACAGTCCAAGGGTTACACCAAATTAGATTAAAACTAATTAGACCAGCAAAGGTAATAAAAATTAATGGGAAATGGAAAATAAGACCAGCAGTTATGAAAAGAATGGATGTATATATGTGTCTTGATTGTGTAAAGAAAGGAAAAAAATGGCCGGGGAAAAAACCGTAAAACATTTATTAAATATTAATTTGCCAGCTCCGCCTACTCAAAACCCTTCTGAAAAATTGAGTTTTGGAGCTCATAATGCAAGCCATTTAAAAAACTATGAAGAAATCGCAAATGTTATTCAAGGCATAATCAATAATCAAAAAATGATAGCGTTATCTTTAGCAACCTTAGATACAAAAGTTAAAAAATTAGAAAAACCAATAAAAATTATTTTGCAAAACTTAAATAAGCTAAACTTAAAGGAAAAAAAGAATGAATCCACCAAATGAATTTCAAAAATTAAAAGTAGAAATATTTAAGGAAAGATTAAAGAAAAGAGAAATTTGGATTAATGGAAATATTGATGATACTTTAATAGAAACCCTTTATATTAACCTTATTAAACTTCAAGAAGAAAATGATCAACTTCCTATTAGAGTCATAATTAATTCTAATGGTGGTTTTCTTCACGAGTCCATTGTTGCTACTGATATTATGGGAACGATTAGTTGCCCTGTAAAAACAATTGCTTTAGCTAATGCTAATTCGGGTGGTTTTATTCTTTTTATGGGTGGAACAGAAAGAATATGTCATGATTACACTTGTTTAATGATGCACGCATCTAGTTTTGCCATAGCAAATAAGGTTGCTAATATTAAAGATAGGGTAAGGCATAGTGAATATATTTTAGAAAAAATAGCTGATTTTCTTGCTTATCAGACAACTGGGAAAACTACTAAAGAATATTGGCAGAAATTATTTAAAAGTGAAAAAGATAAATGGTTCACCATTGAAGAAGCCCTTAAATTAGGCATTGTCCATAAAGTTATTAAAAGGCCAAGTATGATTCAATTAAAAGAAGATGAACCAAATCTTTGGATTATCAAACAATGAAACTCTGTTCTAATTGCATTTATTGCAAAAGGGATATGGAATCAGATAAAGACGGAAACTTTAAATATCATTGCGAAATATTAAAACCGCAAGGGTTTGATCCTATTAAAATAACCTTTGCTGAAAAATGTAAATTATGGACACCACATCAAAAGAAATAGAAAACCAAGTAGTAATAGATAAATACCAATGTCCTTTATGCCAAATAAGATTTGGAACACCAGGGATTGCATCAGGAATGATTTATGCTCAAGATGGTAAAGGCGAAATTTGGACAGTTTGCGAAAAATGTTTTAGAGAAAGGGAAGGAAAAAGTCTATACAAATTAAAAAAGAAAGAAAAAAATAAGGGGGTGAGAACATGATAGCGAATGATTTAACTATAAGTATTATGTCAGTCACCGTAATTGGATTATTGATAACAACTATTGCAATAGTCCTTTATCTAAATAAAGAAAGAAAATAAAAATGAAAATATTAATATATACAGATTATATTGGTCATAAATCAGGATATGCTCGGATGTTTAGAGATATTATGCCTTATCTAAAAAAGGCTGGCGAAATAGCTCACGTTGCTTTGGGTTGGAATGGTTATCCTTTAAATACTAGGGATTTTAAAGTTTATCATACTAAATTAGATGACATTAAAGATTATTATGCTCCAGAAGCTTTACATTATGCTTTAGATGATTTTCAGCCAGATATTATTTTATCAATTCAAGATTATTGGATGATACATAAAATAGCTTTTAATTTGGCTCACCCTGGAAAATGGAAATGGTTTCATTGGGGAACAATTGACTCTGATCCTTTACCACACAAGGCTAGGGAAGCTTCAAAATGGGTTCATTGCCATTTATATACTTCGGAATTTGCTAGGTTAGAAATGTTGCAGATTCATCCTAGCTCTATGGGGGATAGAATTTATCCTTCGGTTAATCCAAAAACTTTTCATAAATTAGATAAAGTTAAATTAAGAAAACAATTTCATTTAGAAAATCATAAAGTGATAGTTTGTACTGCTAGAAACCAGATGAGAAAGAATGTCCCTGTTTTGCTAGATGCTTTACAA